TAAGAAATATGAGTTCTCTGGAGTTTCTCTCAGAAGAATTAATAAAACTCATGACATGAATAGTCCAGCATCAACTGTTCCAAATAGTAAAGATTTAGATTTCTATCATATCAAGGTTGATATGGACTCTGATGGTGAGGATCGAAATGGTGGATCACTACCAAATCGTTTCTTCTCAACTACAAAACGTGGTGGCGGATCAAATGTGACTGCATCACAGAACGTTCAGTTTGAGACACTTACACCAAATCTTCAAACTATAACACCAAACGGAACATCTATTGGAACTAGAGTCAGAACTATATCAGCAACAAGTGTTGGAGGTAATGAGTCATCATTTGTAGATGAAGGATTCCAAGCGATTGCAATTGATGAACAAAATCATTTTGAAACACCTCGAATGATTGCATCTAAAGTAAATGAGGATCGTCAATTGGATGATCTTCCAGGCAATAAGTCAATGACACTTGAAGTGTTAATGTCAAGCACTGATTCAAACGTATCACCTGTGATCGATTTAGATCGTGTTGCAATGATATTAACTACAAATAGATTGAATAATCCAGTTTCTAATTTTGCAACTGATTCTAGAGTTAATAAAACTGGTCAAGATCCAGTTGGATCATCATATGTTTCTAAACTTGTAAGATTAGATAATCCAGCAACAAGTCTTTCAGTTCAATTTGCTTCATATCGAAGAAATGGATCTGATATTCGTGTATTCTTTAAAACAATTAGTGAAGGATCAACTGAAAATAGTATCGACAGAGACTTTGAATTATTCCCTGGCTTTGATAACATCGATCAATTTGGTAATATTATTAATCAGTCAAATAATAACGGAAAACCTGATGATAATGTAACACCTTCAGTTGGTTTAGAATTTAAAGATTATAAGTTCTCAATTGATGAACTACCTCCATTTACGAAGTTCCAGATTAAGATAGATATGGTTGGAACAAATCAAGCACAACCACCATTTATTAAAGATCTTAGAGCAATCGCATTAGCATAACATGAGTAACTACGTTCCAGTTGAGGGTAAATCTGGTCTTTACCGAGATGAGGACTCAACAGCCATTGTAAATCGAGATAAGAGAGCTTATCTTGCATATATGCAAAGGAAGAAAGTCATGGAAAACAAAAATATAGAGTTAGATCGAATGAAAGAAGATCTTGATAACGTGAAAGATGAATTAGGGGAAATTAAAGGTCTTTTATCTACTCTCGTACAAAAACTAAATAATTAGAAAAATGGCACAACAGGTAATCACATTTGATCCAGATGTTGCTGTTCCAATGGGTGTAAATCTAACCATATTTTCTGGTGCTGATTTTAATACCACTTTCACGATAAGAACTTCTGCTGGTTCAAGTATAGATTTTTCTAACTATACTGGAAGAAGCAATATGAAGAAATCTGCGATTGGAACTGCAAATACTTTTGGCGTGACACTTGGAGATACTGATGGTAAAGTTACTCTATCAATGGGTTCAACTATAACTAGAGGTTTATCTGAGGGTAGATATCTATACGATGTTAATGTAAGTTCTGGTTCTACTTTCTTTAAAATTATAGAGGGTAATGTGCTTGTTAGAACAGGTATTTCAACTTAGAGGTGAAGAATGGCTCAACCAAGTTCGAGAGAAGGTTTAATAGATTACGCAAAGAGACAGCTTGGATTTCCTGTCTTAGAAATTAACGTTGCAGATGAACAATTTCAAGATCTGTTAGATGATGCTATTCAAGTGTTTCATGAGAGACATTATGATGGCATGGCGAGAATGTATTTAAAATATAAAATTACACAAGATGATATTGATAGAGGTCAAGCAAGAGGAGGAGGTTCAACTTTAGGAATTTCAACCACAACCACCACATCAACCGTTGGACTATCAACAACTTTTGATCTTGAAGAGAATAATAATTATATTCAAATGCCTCCATCTGTAATTGGAGTTAATAATATCTTTAAAGTTAGATCAGATACAGTTTATGATGGTTTATTTAATATACGATATCAATTATTTTTAAATGATTTATACGCCTTTGGATCTATTGATCTTCTTCAATATTCAATGGTTCAAACTAAATTAGAAGACATCACTTTCTTATTGAATCCAAATGTAAGATACAGATTTAATATTCGTCAAGATCGTCTTTACATTGACGCTGATTGGTCACAAATAAATGTTCAAGATTATTTTGTTATTGATTGTTTCCGAATTTTAGATCCAGAGGACTTCACGAGAGTTTATAATGATCAGTTCTTAAAGAGATACTTTACTGCTCTATGTAAGAAACAATGGGGTATGAATTTAATTAAGTTTCAAGGTGTTCAATTGCCTGGCGGTATTCAGTTAAATGGTCGTCAGATATATGATGATGGTGTCAGAGAACTAGATGAAATTAGATCTAAGATGTCAAGTGATTACGAAATGCCACCACTTGATATGATTGGATAATGTTAAATCCTTTTTTTCTACAAGGTTCTCAAGGAGAACAAGGTTTAGTACAAGACTTAATTAATGAACAATTAAGGACTTATGGCCTTGAGTGTCATTATATTCCTCGTAAGTTGATGACATCAAGAACCATCATGAGAGAGGTGACTGAATCAAGATTCGATCAGGCGTTTCCTCTTGAAGCATATTTGATGAATGTTGATGGATATGCTGGACAAGGAGATATACTTTCAAAGTTTGGTGTTCGTGTTACAACTGAAGCGACATTTGTTATTTCAAGAGAAAGATTTGAAGAGTCTGTTGCACCGTTCCTAGAAAAACAAGAAGATGATTATGAGATATCAAATCGTCCAAGAGAGGGTGATTTATTATTTTCTCCACTAGGTAGTAAATTATTTGAAATCAAATATGTTGAATTTGAAAAACCAAACTATCAATTAAGAAAAAATTACACATATCAACTTACATGTGAAGTCTTTGAATATGAGGATGAGGTTATTGATACAAATGTTGAGAAAATTGATAAGGTTGTTCAAACAGATGGATACGCTGCAAGACTTATATTGTCAGGTATCGGTGTTACTGCAACTGCAAATACAACTCTCAACTTTGGTGCTGTGCAACAGATATTCTTACAAAATGATGGTTATGGATATCTTACTGCACCCACGGTTTCAATCAGCACATCGCCTGGCGTAGATGCAACTGCGGTTGCGATTATGACATCTCGAACTGGTGTTGGAACAGCGAAATCTATTGATAGAATTCTTTTAATCAATCCTGGCAGTGGATACATCGGAATACCCACTGTAACCGTGCCAGGCACTGGTATAGCAACCGCTGGCATCACTACTCTAGGTTCTGTAGGTATCGTTACAATTACATCTGGTGGGTCAGGTTATACCACAACTCCAAATGTATCAATTTCTACCGCACCATCTGGAGGAACCGATGCAACTGCTGAGGCAGTCATGGTTGGTGGAACGATTAGTGCGATTAGAATTAGTAACGCTGGTAGTGGATATACATCTGCACCAACAATCACAGTCGGTGCTGCGACATCTATTGGAGATGGTAATTATATCTTTAATGAAACTGTTCAAGTGTCATCAGATTCTTCAGAGACTGCAAGAGTTAAAGTATGGGATGCTGACTCTAGAACTCTCGATGTTAGCATGTTAACCAAGATGCAATTCCAAGTTGGTGAGAAGATAAAAGGACTCGAATCTGGTGCGGAGTATGTCATATTGTCTGTAAGTTATGATCAACCAAATGACTATCCAAATGAGGAGTTTAATGCAAATCAATATAATGATAATGCAAACTTTGAGACTGAGGCGGATGCAATTTTAGACTTCTCTGAGGGCAATCCGTTTGGAACATTCTAAATAGTTAGAAAGCTTTGATATGTTAGGTACTTACTTCTATCATGAAATATTAAGAAAGACGGTTATCGGTTTCGGAACTCTCTTTAATAATATTAACATTCGACATAAGGATGCGAGTGGAACAAGTTTTAGTGTCATGAAGGTGCCACTAGCTTACGGGCCAATGCAAAAGTTTTTGGCGAGAATTCAACAACAACCAGATTTAGAAAGAGAGATTGCAATAACTCTTCCAAGATTGTCTTTTGAAATGCAGGGAATACAATATGACCCAACTCGAAAGACTGGAATCGCACAAACTTTTCTTGCAAAGAATGGAACAACAGCCAAGAAAGTTTATATGCCTGTTCCATACAATGTTTCATTTGAACTTAGTATCATGGCTAAGTTAAGTGATGATGCTCTACAGATATTAGAACAAATAGTTCCGTATTTTCAACCATCATTTAACATCACAATTAATTTGATAGATTCGATTGGTGAGAAAAAAGATATACCGATTGTTTTAGAAAGTATAAATCAAAGTGATCAATATGAAGGTAGTTTTGAGACTCGTAGAACAATAGTTTATACTTTAGGATTTACTGCAAAGACTTATCTATTCGGGCCTGTCGCAGACAATCCAGAAGGTCTCATCAAGAAAGTTGATGTTGATTACTATGGTAGCACTAATACCAAAACTGCTAGAAGAGTTCAGAGATACAGTGCAGCGCCAGTTGCAAAACAAAATTATGATGATGATCAGGCAACAGTTCTTGATGGTGCAATATCTGAGAAGGTTACACAATTTAAAGTTAGTGCAACCACTGATCTCGCTGCAAATCAGAGAATTATCATTGATACTGAAATTATGTTTATCAGAAGTATCAGTGGTCAGAATGTAACTGTTTATCGTGCATATGATAACACGATTGCTGCGAAACATGAACATAATGCAAGTATTGGTGTTCTCAGCACGGCTGATGATGCACAGATTGAATTTGGTGATGATTTTGGATTTAATGAAACCTCATCATTCTTTACTGATGGGAAAAAATTTAGTCCATCTCAAGGTATAGACATCTAGGAGAGTTATGAAAAATTTTGATTCTATCGAGGACGCACTTAACGTTGATACAGAGGTTGTTGAAGACAATAAGATTGAACCTCGAAAGAATCAACTAAAAAAGAGTGACCAAAACGATTCTGAAAAAGACTATGAATACAGTCGTGCAAACTTATATTCTCTCGTTGAGAAAGGTCAGGAAGCAGTGAATGGTATATTAGAATTAGCTCAGGAATCAGATTCTGCAAGAGCATATGAGGTCGCTGCAACTACAATCAAAGCGGTTGCAGATACAACAGACAAACTCATTGACTTACAACAAAAGATGAAGGATCTTGAACAAGATCCAAACAAAGGGCCTACAAATGTTACGAATGCATTATTCGTAGGATCAACAGCGGAGTTATCAAAATTAATCAAGAATCAAAATAAAGATGATAAATGAAATCTCCAGAACTCACAGAATTTTTTAGTCTTCTCGGAAAGGCCAAGAAAGAAAAAAAAGAGGAGTTTAATAATCTTCTCAAGGAAGCAGACATCAATCTTGATGCCTTAACTTCGACTGTGGTTTCTGGAATTAAGGAAGCAAAAGTAAATATAAAGAAACAAAAAAAGAAAGAGAAAAAATTAATTGAACAACTAGATTCAATCATAGATGTAATCGAAAATCCAAAAGAAGTTAAGGATATCACTGAACCAGCAGTTACTGTTGGAGTGCCTGAAGATTTTGATATATCAAAATTAGAAGAGGAAGATCCTTTACAGATTCAAGATTGGAACAATGGTGAAGACGTTAAATTTACTGAAGTTGATGCAGTAAATATTATTGAACCAGAACCAATTAAAACACCAGAAATAAGTGATACTGTTGCACAAGCAATTAAGTTTATTGAAGAAACTAATATTAAAGAAGAAATTGAAAATTCCGATGAAACAAGTATTGATAGTCTCAAGGGAGAGATC